ATCAAACGCATTTGCAATGTTGCCCCAGCTACTCCCGTCAGGTTTTGCACTCGTAAAGGTTTTATCAAAAGGTCCATGAACAAGGTTATAAACATTCCAGTCATTCCCCGCCCCAGAAGTGTCCGTCCCTAGTGCGGCGGCGCTGCTGTTGTCACTGAAATCGAGGTGGAAGCCATTCGTTCCATACGTTCCAGAGTATTCAATCGGGTTCCATACACCTGTAGTTGCATCAAATTCACCGAAGTCAGTCGGCGCAAGTGCTTGACCGTCGATGAAGTGAACGTCGGCTAGGTAGCCGTCGAGATAATAATTAGGCGTTCCCGGGTATCTTGCAATGTAATGATTTACATTGATATTCGTGTAACTATCGTAGTTTTGAGAGGGATAAGTTGCTACGTTAAGAGACTGGAGAACTCCGTTAATATAAACCTTCACTCTATCTGAAGACGTTGACTGTGTGGTGTCAACCGCAATAACAAAATGATACCAAGCGGAATAGTCACGAATCACCGCATCAGTCTCTATATCAATTTGGGTCGTACCTCCTACTCGTGAATAATAGGAAAGCCTATATCCCTCAGAACTATCTAAGAAAATACCGGACCTGTTATTGCCATCAGTGTATGAAGTAAAAAATTGGGGATCAGCATTATTAAATTCAGACGCTTTAAACCAGCAACTCCAAGTCCACGTCTTGCGATTACCTGCAGACCCGAAATTTTTAGACAAGTAGGCACTGTCACTACTATTGAAACGCAAGCTGCGTGAAATCTGGTACCCCGCTGCTTCAGCAGCTGTCGCTGCAAGAAACAGCGGACTCGCAGCACCAGGAATACTCATGAGACGTTCAGCAGCGAAGTGACCGTAATACGGGTCGCACTCTCTACATAGTAGGCAAGAACATCAACAGCACTAGCCGTTGTGGTCAAAGTCGGTGCCGTTCCACCAGCAAACTTGTACACCGAGTTGTATGCAAGTGTCCTAGAACCTGTACCGTCTTGCGTCACCACGATCACACCAGATTGACCAGCAGTAACGTTCGTTGGAGCGCCTAACGTCCTGTTACCTGCAAGTTCCACGGCAAAGTTATTTCCAAGCGATAAATCCACCGCTATGGTCGCCGCATCGGTCAAAGTAACAGGCGTTCCACGCTGTGCTTTCGTGAAGCTCTGAGCAACAGCAAGACCAGCAACAGTCGTCGTTGCATCAGGCAGCGTGATTGTCCGATCAGCCGTTGGATCGGTAACGCTCAAAGTCGTTTCAAACGCATCTGCTGTTGCACCTTCAAACACCAGACTTGCGTCAGTGCTGATGTTGCCGACAACCTGCAACGTCGAATCAAACGTTACCGCTCCAGTAACGTCCAGCGTTCCAGGAATATCGACATTGCTGGTGAACTCAACGCCGGTTCCAGCAGCATCGGTCTGCAGCAGTTGACGTGCAGTGCCGTTTGCCAGCTTGCTAACTGCAATCTCAGCACTTGCACTGATGTCTGCGTTGGCAATCGTGCCATCCAGAATCATCGTGCTGGTGACAGTTCCCGTATCACCAGTGGTGATCAGGGTGCCTGAAATATCCGGAATCGTGATCGTGCGGTCAGCAGTTGGATCTGCAACCGTCAGCGTGGTTTCGTAATCGTCGTCAGTGCTGCCTTCATAAACAATCGTGCCAGCGGCACCGATTGAGATGTTTCCGGTAAATGAAGGGCTAGCTAGACCAGCTTTCTCTGTATCAAGCTCCTGCAACGCAGCCTGAACATCAGTCGCCGCGATGTTGCCAGAAGCAGTAAAGCTAATGTTTGCTGCAGTCTGACCAGCGATTGCGTTTGAAACGTCAATCAGCGTGAAGTCAGCACCTGCACCTGTGGACAACAACATGTCCGGTGGTGCCAATGCAACTGAAGGCGCTGCACCAGAACCCGTTCCAGAAACAGAGACGACGACGTAATAGTTCTGGTTCGTGCTCGCTGGAGCGGGAAGTGCTTGTCCACTTGTAAATCCAGCTGCACTACCTTCACTGGTCACGCTGTCCAGCAGGTTGGTGCTGGCGTCATACGTTCCAGCAAGAATCAGGTTGCCGCTGATAACCGTGATCGGCAGGAACGCTGAACCCGTGTAGATGTAAAGGTCTTCGTTAAGTTCGTCAAAGAAGAACTGACCTTTAAAGTCAGCATCAGGGAAGGTAACGACGTTATCGGTCGCACCAGCACCACCGAACTTGGTGACAGAATCATCGGCCAACTTCGTGGCTGTAATTGCATCACTAGCAATCAGCGCACTACCGATCGTGCCAGACGTAAGTTTGCTAGCTGGTAGATCTGGAATATCCGTAGCATCAAGCGTGTCACCAGTTGTGACGTGACCTTGAGAGTCAATCGTGACCTTGGTAAACGTTCCAGGTGTTGCAGTATTGCTGTGATCCAGGTTGCCGCTGGCATCAACAGAAAGTCCTGAACCAGGAATAACACCACCAACTGCAGAAGCTGTTGCAATCGGCAAGTCTGTGGAAGTAAGCGTTCTGCCGCCAGTAATTAGACCCTTGGCGTCATAGGTGACGACGTGGTGCGTAGTGCTAGCGGTAACGTCGTTGTCAACTTCAATGGTGTTGGAATCCATCCGGAGTCCTTCACCGTTGACGACAACACCGCCTTTTGAACTTGTGGTTGCAACAGGCAGATCAGATCCATCAATCGTCCGATAAGCAGCCGCACCAGCACCACTAGTTGGACCTGCGAGAAATTGATTTGCAGCGCCGGTATCGTTAACGCTGGCAGCAATCTCAACCGTGTCACCAGTTGTGGTAACAGTGATGTCAACAACGCCAACGGTGCTGCCACTAACAGTATTAATTGAGCCAGGAGCTACTAGGCTTTGCCAAGCACTACCGTCCCAGCAGTAGAACTTGTTGTCATCGGTATCAAGCGCAAGTTGACCCGTAAACGCTCCAGAAGCAGGCAGCGTCGTGACCAGATCAACGGTTGATTCGTTTGCAAGTTTTGCCGCTGTGATTTGACTATCTGCAATCTTTGCAGTGGTGATCGCATCGTCAGCAATACCTGCTGTTGGGATAACGTCTGTGCCGTCTGCGTTAAATAAAAGCTTTTTGCCAGGAACCGTGTCGTCAGCAATTAGCGTGACACCCTTCTCGACTAGATCTTTAACCGTTAGCTTCCTAGTGTCGCTTGCGCTGACGTCAACAGCAGGTACAACATCTAACGAGTCTAGGTCCGCAGCCGTAAGAGCGGTCAGTTCAGTGATGCGAAGGTCTGACATTACTGAAAACTCCTTACTGGCTAGGGCGCAGCACCAGTTATGTTATGCCAAGCTTAGCAGTGCTGCCTGGCTTGAGAACCAGTGACGTTCCATCCTCATTGAGGAGCTTGGCTGGCGGTTCAGTGACCATACGAAGCTGAATGGCTCCTGTGGTAACAAAATCTGCTGCAATTTCAACCACGTTGTCTGGAGTGAACTGCACTGCGGCAGAAGTGAGCATCCCCTCTAGGTCATAAAAAACAAGATCGTTTGCTCTTGCCGATACCCCGCTGGGATTATAGTCATCAACTTTTAAGAAAAAACGTCCCCTGAAGTTGCTGCCAACTTTTGTTCTTAGGACTAATTGAAGGATGTAATTTGGCACCTCACGCGCGGTGTCGCCTGTGTATTCCCAGAACGCACTGATTCGCCCCGATCCAGAAATAAGGGTGCTAATGCGGTTGCGGAAATCATCGGATAACACAGTCGTGTCAACGGTTTCGCGCTCCGTATTAAGCTCAAAACTTTTGATTTGTGCAATAATACGAGCATCATTTAATATCTCGACTTTGACGCTTAAATTGGACGAAGGCTTGGTAAGCGTTTCAGCATCAGCTTTCGTGCCATTGACGGCTTTTGCAAACGTGTCGTAAAGCCTGATGCCATCTACTGTGTCAACGTGAATATACTTTTCAGTACTTTTTTCTGTGCTACCAGAAATTAAGCCTAACGAAGTGCTGGCTGTGATTTTTATTCTGTCACCAGTTACCAAGTCGCCATGCAGTAAATTTTGAAAGCTAAACCGCTTTTTAGTTGTATCCACATCATCACTCTTGAGCTCTAGTTCAAAAAATGGGGTGGCAGACTGGCGCTGCAGTTCGATAGTCCCGTGAGTGCCTAAATAAACGGTCATCAGAACTCTCCCTCAAGAAGCGTTCCATCGCCTTGAAATGCGATCTCGGCTCGCATAATGTCACCAGTAGCCGCTCCAACTGAAGCGCTTGTAATGTAGCCATTTATCTTAATGCTACGTGTTTTGCTGCCGTTATTAAATATAAACTCCATTTCTTTTTTGTCAGCAGTAGTTACGCCATCAGAATCTGTAGTGAAGACTTTGTTTAAAACTTCTCTAGCCGCTATCTTTTTATCATTAGCATCGCTGGTGTCTTCGTAATACAAAAGAGTCGCGCTGCCGCTGTAGCCCAAAACCCCAGGTGTATACGTGCGATCATTATCACCCAGAGTAGTCGTCTCAAGCGTCTCTAGGGTCGACTGGATCGTGAAGTTGGCAACCTTGGCGATAACATTGCCGTCAAAGCTGAACTGACCGTCTCTGCCGGAATAAAAATGCGACATTAGGCTGCATCAATGACGCCAATCAGATTTACTGTAACAGTGCTGACACCAGGGCGCACCTGCGTCACCTGCGGCGGTTTCTCGTAACGATACTTGTTGCCATTGTCTCGCGCAGAAATTTTTGAGTTGCCGCCTTTCCATCCTTTTTTAGCCTCCGACCCAACAAGAAATGTTTTGAACGTGCCCTGCCTGTCATCGTAATGATCTAAAAAAGACGCGGCGTCATCGTCTGAGATGTTGGCATAACTCAATGACAGTCGCATGTTGGTGCGAAGGCTGCCGTAAAGGATTCTGGCTTCAGTTCCGTTTTGCGCCTTAAAAGTCTTCACCGGAAAGTCGCCAGACTCAAACGTTCGACTTGTCGGAATAAGTTTGTTGCCCGACTCAACTGCTTCGTTGAAAGGATTTTTGACGGTCATTAAGCGTCCTCCACTTCAAACGGGGCTTGCTTCGATACTAGCTTGGCGATCTTGCTGACAAGCTTAGCCTTGTCTTCTGTCCCGTCATCATCGCAAGGGTGCTCAGACGCGACAATATCGACGGTGCCCTCTTGGGAGAACGTAAGCTGTTCCACTACATATATATTTTGATTGACCCTCTCGTCTTTAACAGTAAACACACTGTCGTGGAACTTACTGTTCACTACCTTGCCGTCACTGCCGATAAACATGTCATCTTCTTGAATATCTTCGCTATCAGATTTATAGTAAATTACTTTGTAATTTTTAAAAGTTTCTAGTGGCTCAGTTGTTGTTACCACGCCTGTAGAACTAACCGTTCCATTCCTTGCGCTGCTGTAAGGAGATGACGCCGTGACAACTTTGATGTACGAACCCGCCCTCAAGTTCAAACCATGCACGGTTGTTGAAAAGCTGATCGTATGTGTAATATACCTGCGAATCGCCAAGAAATATTTGGCAACCATTAGGGCATGTTCTTCAGATGTGCAGAACTGCGTCAGATCAAACTGTTCTTCTGGCAATTCTTGCAGGTCATCAGTTCTAGGGTCATTCTTTAGCGTTACCTCTATGACCTTTTCTTCAGGTAGCTGGTTTTTTGTTTCCTTGCGATAACGCATCACAGCCTTGAACGGCCTGCGCTCTTCACTTCGCAAATACTCAAGCTTGTAGCTGTCCTCAAGGATGTTGCCAGCGGTGAACAACTGGTCAATCTCAATCTCTCCGGTATTGATTTCGCCGCTCTTTTTAAAGACAGGAATAGCAGGCTTAAGTGAAAACTTACCGTCTGTCAGGACAAAGTTGCACAGGAAGTACGGGGCGATCTCTGTGATGTACTGCCTAAGATTTGTCCGCTCCACGATTACGCCATTGAAAAACAGCTTCTGTTTAAACAAGAAGCGAGATGTAGTTTCAAAATCATTTACCTCTAGCAAGGGTGCATTGTCTTCAGTCATATTCATCAATGCACCAGCACCACCGACTTGATCTGTCAATAGGTAGTAAACAAGATCAGTGAACAGATTGCTTGGACCGTATCGCTTTTTGAAAGAGTCCGAGTCGAAAGCGTAGGGGTTTCCATTGTCCCTGTCCCAGCCAGGATGCAACCGCTTGACATGTAAGCCGCTAGGAATCCAACAACGCATCTGATCAAGACTCGTAAAATTACGACCTGCTTTTAACGCTAAGCCAGCCAGTGTCAAGTTTTTATACACAGGGATTTCCACGTTCTGCATGATCTCGTTGACATAAGCAATCGTGTGCTCAGGTTCTGATTCGTTTGACTTTTGCACTAAGCCTCGATAGAAGCTAAGGTCTGCATACTGACTTTGCTTTTCAAATACGGTTTCGCCAGTGAGCCTTACCTGCTTTGGTACTTCTTTAATGGTGTTGACGTTGTACCTAATTCCAACTTTGTTGTATGCCGTGTAGTAAGGGTTGCTGATGTCAATATCAACAAGATCACTGAATTTATCGCCCTTGCTCCAGTTCGTAGTCGTGTCATCACCTTCAACAACTTCAATTTGATCAGGGTGACTCCAATGGCGTCTTTCGCCGCTCCAATGATCATTATTTGACATTGCTGTTGAAGTCAGCTTAAGTCGTATTCTTTTTCCTCCTTCCTGGAACGAGCGGAAAATAGTTTTCTTTTCGCCATGGCTAAAGTTTGCCGCTGAGCCGAAAAGTTCGTGGTAGTAAGCTTGAGTTTGACCGCGAGCAAAATCATCTACTTCAACGTCTGTAATCCTGTATTGAATGCCAGAAAACGTCATGTTTGTACCGCTTGGATGATTTCTCTTCCACGGATTATCATTTCCATATGCTTCTTTGGCACCTGATGTGGAGAGCGAACCGCGCCTGACTTCAATGATCCCGTATTTTTTAAATCCATAGGAGCTGCCAATAACCTCCGCGCCAACAATGGCCCAAGTTGTGCTTTGATTATTAAACCTTTTAGCATAATGATTTGTAGGCAGTCTGTGTACTTTGAGGGTCCAACGAATTACTAGCCATAGGTTTTTATCTGCGTCAATTAGCTCTCTTGTTTGTGTTCTTACTTGCGCGCCAATGCCTGCTATTTGTGCATAGTCATCCGAGTTGCCTGCAAGTTCATAAGTAAACGCTCCAGTCAAGCCAGGAACACCGACGTTTCCAACAACTTTGTACTTGCTGATTTCCTCTGCTCTAACAAATCTGCCCTTTTCCGGTGCTGGTAGTACGGTAACGCGCTTGATCGCTTGTGGATAACTAAGCGTTCTACGTGTTCTGCTCGTCTTAGGCTTGCGAATGAACTCTTTATTCAGCCTGATGTCTTTCTTCAAAATCCTATAGCCAGCCATTTCAACTTCAAACGTTCCAACGCCCGGCACTTTTACAGTTTCCTGAATGATTGGATTTTCGTCGTTGGAAATTGATGCTGACAAGTTGATTAGTTGCTGCTCATCAGACAACGCACGCAGTTCAGAGCCTGGCACTGGCACAAACTTGTACTCAAGCTGCGAAGGGCCAAGGCTTTGCGGATGCGTAAAGCGAATGAAGTTATATTGATCAACAGGCTTGCTGCCACGCACGACAAAGTACAAGTCAATGCGCTTAAACTCAAACCGGGCATTATTTTTGTCCTTGCCTGCTTGGCGCACAAAAACCTGAAACACCGAAGCTCTAGTAATTGTTCCGGTATAAGTTCCGGAGCGTACTGTAACTTCGTTTTCATCAAAGTCCTCAAGCTCATCTGGCGTTGGAATAGTGTTAAACGCACAAATGCCGTTTAGGCGCTGAAAGACTCTGCTTCTTAAACCAATTTCTGTAACAACTACCGGCCTGTTGTTTCTGACAAAACCTGTTGCAATGCGAGTAAGCGGGAAAAACTCAGGGTCAATTCCAGCCCTTGAAGGACCATTTTTTCCGTCAGTAATAAAATCTTGAGCTGGAGTTATTGCTCTTGCGTTGCTAACAAGACCAATCCTTTTGATGTTTGACTCATCAACATCTTCACATCTCAGCGTGATGAGCTGAGTCTCATCAATGTCAGGGTCAAAACGATCTAGGCTTCGCTTCGTCACAACCCATTTAGTGTTACCGATGGCGAACTCCTCGCCTATCTGCATCGCCTCGTCAGCAGCGATCTGCTCAGATTCGACTGTTGAATTGATGTCGTCTACGTTTTCGCCGCCCTTGTTCTTACGCCTTTGGTATTTATCCTCTTGAATCTTAGAGGGATGAATTTTAAATATAGCCTCATCACCTTCTTCGACTTTTACGATCTGCTTTAATGTTCCAGCGAAATCGTTATCAACAATGGTACGCGTGTTCCCGCGTTTTAGCACAAATAAACCCATTCGAGGGCTGTACTGACGACCTTCTCCATCCATATCTTGCTTGCGCACTGCAGGTAGTCTGTCGTCATCGTCTCTGTCAATATCGTTGTCTCTATCGCCAGTAATCTTGATGCGGCGCATAGTTAACGCATGGCGCTGCTCTTTTTGCGTACCCGTAGGGATTGAAATCACTTCATAATTGACCCTGTATCCCGTTCCATTTGGAATGGCACCATAAACCCCAAACTGAATGTTGTTTGCCGGAGAATATGCGTGGCAAAAACTTTTTGATTTGTCTCGCTCGTTGTCTGGCACTAAAAATACATCGTCATCTGGGCCATCAAATTTTTCTGGGTCGCCATTTCCCCACCGTCCGTCACGACTTCTAATTCGTTTTGAATCAGCAACCGTACTATCGCGCTTCCAGTAAAACGTAAAGAAATCAGAGTAAATAGCATCCAAAGCGTTGTTGCCTAAAAAGATGCCCTCAAGCTCTGGCGGTGCAATGCCATCCGGATCTTTGCCGTTACTTACGCCTTGCTCGCCAACGACAAACATCAGCTTGGCTGATTGTTGCGTTCCATGGCTCAAAACTCGTGACCACACAAGCTTTGGTGTGATCAACATCCCGCCAACATTTTCAGCCTCGTCGTAAAGACCAAAGATGATCGGAATCGGCGAAGCGTAATCTGCAAGCTCGTTTAGCGTTTCAAAGCCACGGCTTGGTGTAAAACGGTTCGCGCCGGTTGTGCTACCAAGATCAAGCTGTGTTCGTTTAGATGCTTCAGGTTGTTTTGGCTTAGGCGTCAGCAAATAACTAACACCAGTCAGCACAAGGCTGATGGCAAGGTTGATCAAAACAGCTTCAGCGCCAGTGGCCTGAACATCAGGGATATGGTCATATTCAGCTGGACGCACTAATCCCCTACGCCGTACCTCAGCAGTAAACCTGCGGTACTCCTCTTCCGTTATTCCAATAGTCTTAATTAACTCTTTCTCGTACGGAAGCAGTGGTACGTCGTAAACAGTTGGACCGTAGACCACTGCACTTTTTCCAACCTCCGATTGACGTACAAGATTCCCGTCTGCCATGTGACTGCAAATGCCCAGGATTGCTGCGGTAGCAGCAGAATGTCCCCATCATACTCAGGCTTTTTTACCCGAAAACCCCACCGCATTAGATCACGACAAATTTCCCACTTACTTGCTTCGTACCACGATTGCTTGAACGGCGGCGCTTCAATGCCCATCCGTTCCAGTGCCACATAACACAGGTGGATGCAGTCAATACAACCATCACTGCCATCAGCACCAAGCCGATACGGCATCCCGATTAAATCACTGCAGTCGGACATTGTTGCTGACTGGCAAGTTGCCTACGAGCTTTTGCGTCAATGACCGCCTTGGTACGTCTGTTCCAACAGCATCCAGTACAGAGCTGAGTTCTAGGTTCAGCGAGACGTTATCCCATTGACCGCCAGTAACTTGTCCTACATAAGAATGAACAGTGGTGTGATCAGCGGTTACGCCAGTGCTTGGATCAGCATCTTCAATAATCAAAACCTCAACTTCAACAAGATAAGACCTGTCGATTGCTTTGACTGCCCATTTGCGTGTTAGCTCGTTATTGGGAAAAACAAGCGTTGCTTCTAACCCGTCACCAGTGCGATTGACCGTGACACCTGAAAAGCCAAACGCGGCAAATTGATACTCCTCACTGTCATGCGTAATCTTTTGACCAATGAAAAAGTTTTGAAATCTAAATTGGGTCTTCTTGTCAGCTTTAATTGTGACAACATGGCCGAAAGCAAACTGAGTCACATCCCTAACCTCTTACGAGTGCTGCCGCTCATTTGCAGCCGCTTCAATGTTTGTTGCTCACCCTGTTTAGCACCCTGATTGGCGGCTTGCCTCATGCCAGCTTGGAACTGCTCAGCTGTTACATAGTCAACATTGTTGATGCGTTCCACGGTGTAGCGAACGTCGATTGGTGCGGCAACTGCTGTTCCGCCGCCTTCGCCTGATGTTCCTGAGCCTCCGGATTCTGGGATAACAGCAGAACCGCGAGCACCACGCGAGTAACGCGCCATGCTTTCACGCATCTTGCTTTCGGGAATAACGTATTCGCCTTGACCGCCTTCACCAATAAGTGCGCGAGTTGGGCCTGAAACGTATCCGCCTTCAGCGTATCCAGTGCGTGGAATGTTTGCTTTTGGCGCTGACGCTGCAGGGATTTGATAACCACCAGGGCCAGCATCTTCAGCACCACCCAAACGCGGACCGCCGAGTGCATTCAAGATCGACTGATAAATAATCATTGCGATTTGCTGAGCAATGATTTTGGCCGCCATATCCATGAAATGTTCGGCCACGGACGCCATCATGTCCGCTAGTGCTTCCTGAGCACTCTTGCTGCCAGTAACAACAGCTTTAAATGAATTGCTAAACGCATTGCCGATAGCAGTTGCACCGGCGGCGACTTGGTTTTGCACTTCGAGCAACTTTTCTAGCTGCTGCTGCATTTGGAAGCCAGGATCAGCTTCACGGCGACGTTTTTCTTCATCTTCGCGCTTTTTCTGTTCACGCGCAGCAAGATCAGCCGCTTGCTCTTGAAGCCGCAATTGATCCTCTCGATAGCCTAAAAGATCAGACTCAAAACCTGCTTGCGCCTGCAATAAGGCAATCTTTTCTTCATTAGCACCTAAATCTCTGTCGAAAATCTCTTGCCTTTCTATTTGAAATTCAAGATTAATTTTTTCGAGTTCGCTGAGCTGCTCAGTACTACCAAATAACCGTTCATTTAATGCCAACAACTCTTTTGAGGCATCTACTCGTTTGTTAGCTGTACTTTCTTTATCTACAGGAGGTTTCGGTATTTTTGGAACAGGAGGAATTGCAGTAGGAGTTGCAAAATATGGCGCTTCAGTTTGCTTCAAATCTGCAGGCAAATTCGCCATTGGTCTTTCGCCTCGACCTTTAGCAAAATGCGCTTGTACTTCTGCCTGTAACTTGCTTGGATCACGGATGCGATCAACAGTATCTGCAATGCCGCCTAAGACTGTGGCAGCAAATCCACCAACAGCTTCAATTACTGGCATTAAGGCGTTTATAGCATCGCCCATCTGCCTAATTAATCTAATTACTTGCGGAATTGATTCCTCGCCCAAAGCAACCAATGCATTTTCTGCGATATTTTTAAAATCTTTGAATGCTTGAGCAGGGCCGCCCATTGCATCTGCTAAATCACCAGCGCCTTCCTTCTCAATGCGTTTTAAAGCACGCATAACAATGTCAGAAGTTATTTTTCCTTCGGCTGCAAATGCTCTTAGCTCGCCTTGTGCTACACCTGTTTCTTTACTAATCGCAGTCAAAATTCCAGGAACTTGCTCAGATATGCTGTTAAATTCATCTCCTCTTAATGCACCACTTCCTAATGCTTGTGAAAGCTGCCTAAAAGCACTGGATGCTTCAACAGCACTAGCACCACTTAGTCGTGCAACAGTGTTAAAACCGACAAAAGTGCTTTCAACATCCTGGAGAGTTACGCCTAAAGGACGCAATCTCGCATAGATTTGAGCAAATTGCTTATTAGCTTCTGTTTGACTTAGGCCGAAAGTTTCAGAGGCTTTGCTTGCAGCATTTTGTAAATCTGCGACTTCACCATATGCGCTACCTAATCTTTGCAAGCGTCTTTCTGATTCAATCCGAGCTATGGCTGCTTGACCTACTTTAAAAGCAGCAAAACCTATAACAACTTTTGCGGCTGCAACACGCAAACCGCCCATGCGTTTGCTTAGTTTGCCAACGTTTCCTTCAAGGTCGCGAATACTTCTACTGCTTTTGCGTCCCATGCGCTCAAATGCCGCCTCGACATCACGAGCAGCTCTTTGCGATTTTTTTAAAGCTTGATCTACCTTTTTGCTTTGCTGTTCAACCTTACGCAATGGATTGATTGCCCTTGCCGCATTGACAATCAGTTCAACGTTGGATACTGCCACGGCTTATGCAAGCGATGTTTACATTTTACCGCCGACGCATTTTTGCGCGATCTCTTGCCTTTTGTTCCTCCTCTCCCTTTAGCTGATAGTAAGCAGCAAAATGAACAAGCTCCGCATCAGTCAATTCCGTGCGAAGCTTGCTGACCGTCATTCCTAATTCGCAGGCCAGAAAAAACTCAAAGTAGAGCCAGCTGTCCTGCTTTAGTCGTTTTTTGCTTCATCAACTTCAGCTTCTTCGCCAACACCAAACAAGAACAGCTCAAGTTCATTTAGAGCTGACTCAGGCAGCTGCCGTTGTAATTTTGCTGCATCAGCAGCGGCAAATGCTTTTGTACCGTCTTCGAGTTCAGCCATTTGACACAGCATCTGCGTGCTGACATCAAGTGCCTCCTCTGAACCAGCCAAGCTTTGTGCTTTTTTGCGATCAGCTCTTGTGATCGGCTTGAAATACAAGTTGACAAGCACTTCGCCAGCCGCATTCTTCATTTCAAATTTGCGGCGCTGGTTGAGATCAAAAGCCCCAACCAGCAGATCTACGGTGCGATTTGAACCAGGCATTTAAGCGACAAATTTGTCACTCAAACTATAGCCTTTTTATTCCAAATTGGAAGTAATGGTGCCGCTAGTGATAAAGCTGCAGCTCACGACAACAAGTTCGCCAACAGTGGAGGTAATTTCCATGTCGGTGATGATGCCAGCGAAGCTCACTGAATCAGTGCCACTGGTGGTGCCAGTAGTGAACAGCTCGAATGTTGCATCAGCAGGATCGTTTGTCGTGACAACATCCTCAAGAAATGCAGCTTGACCAGTTGCATCTGGATCGTAAACAAGCTCAACGGTGCCAGAACCAGACACCATGCTGCCGATAAAGCTGCGAAATGTGTTTCCGTGAACGCTGGTGTCAAGCGTTTCCTTGGTGATAGTCAGACTCCAACTACGAGTGCCAACAATCGTGGCATTGGAGCTGCCTGCTGCATCAAATTGAACAGTTCCCTGTTCGCCTCGAATAGTTGCCATGGTCAGAGTTCCTCGATGAATTCAAAGGTCACACGGACCTGTGTTTGGAAAAAACCCTCAGGAGAAGCAGAAGCTATAACCTCAGGGCCTATTGGCGCATCGAAGTAAACCCCCGACACTATGATCCGATTATAGAGATCACGAATCCGCTTGCCTATTACATAGTTAGCACCTGGACCAATGCTTTTTGCCGTAAAAATATTTAAAACTAAGATACCAACAATTCGATTCTGAGAGTTTGTCGTTAATCCTTGGCTTAAATATTCATTAGCACCAAAGCCAACAAGGCATTGAACCCATGAAGACTCGGAAGTCGGTGCATAATTTAAATTGTTGAATACAACTGGTATCACTGGGCTGCTTGCAAGCTCAGTGGCGAGCCTGCTTTCTATCGTGGCCCTCACGCTGTTTAAATCTGCTGCGGCCATTAGTTGCGCCTCCTGAATGCTGCAATAAATTGTGGAACTCGATTAGTGGCAATTTCTTTGCCAAGTAAATCTGGAAAGCCAGGTATTGTATTTTGACGAGTGCGATATTGACCACCCCAACTTGGCGGCAAATTTTTTCCATACAGTACTGGTTCCGCATATACCATATTGTTTGTAATTGTTGCTCGCAATCTACCAATGTTTGTCTGCCAACTTTCCCGTAGTCTTCCACCTGTACCGCGCTCTAGTAGTGATTCTCTAAAGAATGCAGGCATAGAAGCAAGTTCTTCTGCTGAATAATTATCGAGCGAAAACACGGGAGTTTGCTCTTTAACTTGTTTTGTCCATTCAAGTGCAGTAAGTTTTACGACCTCTTTAATCTCTTCCCTCATGAGGCCAGCAATATCGGTAATTTTGATACTTCTTGACATCGCTATGCCCTCAGAATCAATTGATAAGCAATTGCTTGATTTGCTTGCTCGATCGTTTCAATAGTGATGATTGCATGAGTAATGCTATTAATTACCACTTTATCTTGTAATGTCGGCACTTGTGTCAAATTAAGAGCCGCAATGGTTAATTTTTTATCGTCTGAACGAATTAGGATATTTTCAAAGGTGGATGGTTTACGCAGTTCAGATGCTTTGACATCCTCCAGAACACCTTTGATCGCTTGAGTCGTGACACTTTCAGTAGCCGTGCCTGTTGTTGGATTGTAAGACCCAAGCGAGACATATTGAATAGTTACATCACCGCCAAACCTGGTGATGGTTTTGTTGGCAACCTTTCGCAGCGAATCAGCTAATGCCATTAAATGCGGTACGCGACGACAGCTCCTCCATTCAGTTTAATGCTTGTGAAAATTCCGTGAATTTCAGCGGTCGACTTAAAAACAATTGTCGTCAAAGCATTGCCTGTAAAATTTTCACCTACTAGCGTATGGAACTCAGAATCCTCAAGGGAAACAATTTTCCAAAAACGACCAGTATGCGTAGCTGTGTCGCTGATGAAATGCGGGTTGTTGTGGTGGTAGCCTACGCAAGAGCAGCTCATAGTTTGTAAGCAATAACGGAACCAGAGGTCAAGGTAACACTTGTAATTACTCCGCAAACCTCGCAATCGGCTTTAAGCACAACTGCGGTCAGAGCATTGCCAGTGATGTCTTCAGCAGCCAAAGTTGCAATTACCGAATCTTCAAGGGCAACTACTTTGCCAAAGCGTCCGGTGTGTGCAGCAGTGTCGCTAATGTATTCAGCGCCGGGATAGGCATAAGCCATGATTAGCTCCGTTTTACGGCAATGTTGCCTGGTCCACTAATTCTAAGCCCTGTCAAATATCTTTCGACGATCGGTGGAATACGATCTGCGCCAACAGCACCAAACTTGTCAGGCGTCACATTAATAGGACCAACTTGCACATTTTTAAAGTCTTCCAAACCGCTAAGGCCAATGCCGTCTTTATTGTTGTTCAAGTAAACAGCAAGGATCGCCTGTGCTTTCTTGACTTGATCAGGAATCTCCGTGTCGGTGAAATAATCAGTTGTAATCCTGAATGGAAAGCCGACTGCATAAGTGTTGATGTAAGTGTCAGGCTTGCGAACACCAGTGCGCGGCCATTGCAATGCTTGTGTATCAGTAACCCTTGCGCCTAAATAGCGTTCACGATCAAGACGTTGTGCGGCAGTATAAAGCGCACGATTTTTTTGATCATCAGTGGCTGAAGCCCATGCAGTCACATCAGCATCCTCAACCAAACCATCAACAATGTCGTTGGCATCACTAAGTGTTAGATAAGTGTTGGCATTAGCCCCACCAACCGTTGCATCAAGTGTGATTGCCATCAGGTTTCTCCGGCTTGGGCTTTACAGTCCTCCGCCTTTTTGGCTTTGGCTCTGTGTTGATTTTAGGCTCGGCATTAGAAAAAGAGGCCACTGCCGAAGCAGTAGCCTCACGTTCACGCAGTCGCCGAAAAGCGAACAAACCCATAATCAGGCAACCGCAGAAGCAGTGGAACCCAGACCATACAGGGTGATTGCTTCAGAACCAGAGGTCACATTTGTGACGCGACCAAGGAAAATCTTGGAAGCATTCTGAACAACAGTCGCAACACCGCTGACAGTAACGTCAGTGCCACCAGCAACGGTAATGGTATTGGAACCAGCCGAAGCATTCAGCACAACCACCATAAAGGTGGTGCCGACAGCACAATCACCGCCAATAGCAGCAACAATGTCTGCGGCGGAAGCAGTGGTGTAAGTAGCAGCAGCAGTAGGCACACCACGCACAATGGCGTTGTAGCTGTTAGCTGCGCTCAGGGTTGCAGTGTCAG